GCAGTCATGAGCAGCAAAATTCCATTCGGTTGACGCTGACACCAACTCAAAGTCATCTGGCATGTTCATTTCACTGGTAACACCGTGAGCAATCAACACGTCGTTGATCTCGTCGATGGTTACTGGTCGCCAAGCTTTCGGGAACGTTGCAACAACCTCAACCGGAAGGTCAACATCTTTCATGTTACGTGAACCCGGCACACGGAAGATACGTGGCAGGTCAAACACTGAGTCAAGTTGGACGCCAAGGGAGCCACCAACAAACCTGCAGAAAGCGCCCCAACGGTTTAGGACACCTTGCGCAAGCACCGGATCAAAGTCTTCTTCAACATCCACAGCCCAATACGGTTGGATGCCATGACCAGAGTAAACTACCGCTGAAGGTGGCACCCCAATCAGGTCTGTAAGAGTTTCAATAAGTTCGCGACCCTGCTTCACTGAACCAGCACCGGAATCTTTATAGTCAATGTCGATGTAGAAAGCGGCTAAGCCTGTAATGTCTTTAGCTGTGGCGCGACCGGTGACAGTCGACGGGTTGATCTCAAACCAAACGTTATTACCTAACGAGGTGAGAGCTGACACCGTGGACTCAGCTGACGACACCTTAATGGTTTTAGCTGAAAACTTTTGAATAGAAGACTGGTAACAGATCGTTACCATATCATCGTCTGAACGTCCAAGCCTTGACAGTAACTCGGAAAACTGCGTCTCAATCATAAATACCTTTCAATCCTTTCGAGGAAGAAAATGGGGGGCTAGGTAGAAAGGAGGAAACGTCCTAGCCCCCCGCCTAACTTACGGGAGCAACACCGATTAGAAAGTTAGGACAGCGTTAACAGAAGCTGCATCAACCCCAAGGTTTTCTGCGATCTCTTCTGCTGTGAAACCGTTAGCCTGCAAGGTTTCTGCAACCTTCTTCTGCTTGGCATCTAGTTCAACAATTTTACCACCTTTAACCTCTACTGCACCAGCACCAATCAGTGCGTCGACAGCCGAGTTTGAGGTAGGAGCAACAACATCAATGCCGTAAAGCTTAACGTCGTTGTAACGAGGGTTCTTCGAAGGCTTGGTGCCGGTCAAAGAAATAGTGAACTTGCCACCAACCTCAAGCTTGGTAAGACCCTTAGCTTTCAATGCATCCTTCAAAGCAGTCAACTTTTGACCGAATAGGAACACACGACGCTCACCCTGATCGTCATCAATCGATGCGTCACGGTAGTCAGTGTCTAGGGTTACTTCGATCTGCATCTTAGGCTTGCCGTCATCCCAGAACTCCAACTTAGTTGGATCCTCGTAGTTACGAACCTGTACAGCGCGAGTAGCGGAGATGACACCAGTGAACGCGTCGCCCACCTTAGCATCCTTGAACGATAGTGACGGTGAACCGCCACCCTGAAGTAGATCATCTACAGAAGGCAAAGCTTCGTTGAAATCAACCATAATTTTTTATTTCCTTAGTTTTTTAGTGATACTGATTTATTTTGTTTAGATTAACGAAGTAACATCTTCGTTAACGGTTTGGTCATAGCGTCGACAACTGAAACAAAAACTTGCTTTAGGTGCTTTATCAATGACCGCATCCCAACCCATCAGCTCAGCTGCATCAATCATTGACTCCAACTGTGCTAACGCTTCGAGAGCGACGTTGCGATCATAACGTAACATTACAACCACAGCGTTTTCCAACTTATCCTCCCTAGGGAGGAAACTCAACGCGACATGCGTCACGTTGAAACCTTTTTGTTCCCAACCATACCCGTACAACATAGCCTGTACACGGTACTGATCTTTTACTTTACCTTTAGAAGCATCGGTAAGAGCAGCTTTGCCAACAACCTTCCAATCATTTACAACACCATCGTTGTGAGCGAACACGTCGCACGAACCGGTCAGTTTTAAATCTTTGTACTCATGAACAAACAAACGTTCTTCAAGAGTGTAGTCGTTAGGGAAAGACTCAGCGAACCCATCCTCAAGTGCTTGGTGAACAGCAGTCCCAATGAACGGGTACCAAGCACCATCAACTTTACGAGGAGTCAACGCCAGTTTACGGGCGACACACTTCCGGCAATCCATACCAACCTCAGAGATACCGATCTGGATCTGACGGGAACGTTCAGTGACAAACAAGTCTTCGATACGGCTCATCCAAGTGTGAGCTGCTTCAATAGCAACAGCATCAGTTCCCTGATCGCCTAGCGCATCCTGCGCAATAATAACTTTAGCCATTCGTCTCTCCTTCTATAACAGAAACACTATCAACAGGGTCAGACATTTTGATTCCGACACGCAACCTATCAATAACATTTTTTTCAAAATCAATACCTCGACGACCATCCATAGATGCACGAGTAACAAAATACCGACTGTTCAACTTCTTAGCAACCAACTGGTCGATCGAACCGATCGCCAACAAATTCCAAATAGTAACCTGATGGTTCCTCGATGCACGATGCACACGATCCTCAACCTGCTCCACCACATCCGGATCATACGGCAAATCAAACATAATCAAATCATCAGCAACGTCAAGAGTGATACCCACACCCATACGCCCAGAAATGAGACACACCTGAAGAGCACCGCGCTGAAACTCAGCCTGAACACTCGCACGTCCACTAGCACTAACACCACCATCAAGAACGCCAACACTATAACCAGCATTAACCAATTCAATCTCTAACCACCTCAACACTTGTGCGAACTGAGAACAAACAACAACCTTGACACCCTCACGTTCAGCTAACCATTCCAACAACCAATCCAACTTGGCAGACTTACCGCCCACCACAGGCTTTCCATTCGACCACTGACATGCAGCGATCTGCCGTGCACGCAAAGCAAACACCATAGCAGCAGCCGTCTCAACCCCATCATCATCAGCTTCCAACTTCTTCTCAGTCATCAAACGAACCTGAGACATATAATCCTGACGTTGCTCCGGATACAACTCAACCTCAACAAAGTTATATTGCTTCGGAGGCAAATCTTTCAACACTTCAGCCTTAGTGCGACGCACAATAATCGAATCCTCAGTGACCGCCCAAGAAGCTTTCGACTTCACAGCACCCACCACCTTCACCACACGACCGCGCGCAACCTTCTGCTCCGACACAAAAAAGTTTGTCTCCAACCAAGCCCAACGATTCACTGAAACAAAGTCATCCGGACGCAAAAACTTGTACGTACCATACCGGTTCTCCAACTTACCGCGATCCGGTGTACCAGACACCGCCAACCGAAACCCTTGACGGGCAACACGTAAAGATTTCAACCCCAACCAAAAATTGGTTAACTTCCGATCATTCGAGATCGGCAATACCACATGCGACTCATCAATGATCACCGCATCCCACACCTGCTCAAACAAAGCAGGGAACCGTGCACCATTCTTACGATGCACCTCTAATACAGCATGGTTAGCTAACACCACACGAGGCTGACCAAGCTCACCCAAAAAACTATCCAAACGATCTTCACGTTTCTTAGCCGTACCGTAAGACAAATCAACCACACCAACCCGATGGTTAGGGGCAACCCACTTCTCAATAGAGTCACGCCAAGCAGACTGAACCGCAACCACCGGAGCCAACACCAAAATCATGGCATCAGGCTTATCAAACAACCCAGCCTGCTCCAACGACGACAACACCTCAACCGTCTTACCTAAACCCGGCTGATCAGCCAGAAGGATGCTACGTCTCGAAACAATACGATCCACAGCCTCCCTCTGGTAATCAAACAACACCGTCTCATACAAAGACATTACACAGCACCATTAATCTTATCGATCAAAAACACACGCAAGTCATGCTCTTTATACGTCAACTCAGCTTCAAGAATTGCAATGATCCGTTCACGTTCAGCAACCCGAGCCAACTCAGCAGACTTACTGATCGCCCAAACCGTATCATGAATAGGCTCAGGGTTACATTTCGAACAAGACCCAGTGCCACCACAATTATGTTGATCACAATAAAAGAACTCCATTACGCAACCGTCCTAGCCACAGCTAACAACCGGCGCAAACGACCAGCAACAACATCCTTCGAAATAGGTGGATCAAACAACTCACCAATCTGCTTCAAAGACATTTCCGGATGCTTCAACCTAGCCTCAGCAACCAACCTTGTCTCCTTCGGAACCCGACCCTTCACCAAGTCCAAAGCCAACGGCAACAACTCAACCGCATTCAACCCAGCTAACTTAGTGCGTTCAGCATTAGAACCGTTATACGGATCAATCGGACGTTTAGGGAAACGATTACTCACCACCACCGGTTTACCAGTAGTCGCACGCAAACGAATAGCACGCCGTTCAGAAGGAGTGAACCCACCCCAAATACCATCAGTCATATTAAACCGAACAGCATACTCACCACACAAATCAATCACTGGACAAGAACGACACAAAGCCTTAGCTTCACGAGGTTCCTTAGTGTCACCCTGCTCCGGAAAGAAAATCTCCGGATTAGACTCACACGGAACCCCACCATTCTCACTAATAGCCTCCATCAACGAAGCATGCATCCGAGACTCACCAAAAACGCCTTCTCCACCCAGCGCATTCACATTACGTTTACCCATCAGCGACCATCCTCAATCATCATCATGCTGTTTTCATGAGCACTATCTAACTCATCACACGCACACTGAACATACCCACACCAATCACATTCACGAGCCGGCGCGATCTCATCAACATCGTCCCAATCAATCTCACGCA